AAAGGCAAGATCACGGATATGCTTGCCGAAAAATCCGATATAGTCGTAAGATTTCAAGGCGGTGCAAATGCAGGACATACGATAGTCAATGAGTATGGCAAGTTCGCACTTCACCTTCTTCCGTCAGGAGTATTCCATCAGAACATCACGAACGTGATCGGAAATGGTGTCGCTTTCGATATTGATAAATTTTTATCCGAATTAAATGATATCGAGTCAAAGGGTGTTCCTGCTCCGAATATCATCGTTAGTGACAGGGTACAGGTGCTCATGCCTTACCATATTCAGTTTGATACACTTGAAGAGGCAAGACTCGCAGGCAAGTCATTTGGCTCCACGAAGTCAGGAATCGCCCCATTCTATTCAGACAAGTATGCAAAGATCGGCTGGCAGATCGTCACAACGCTCCTCACAAGCCTTCTGGACATGTCCCCGGACATCCTCACGATGCTTTTTGACATTGCCGATCTCCTTGTCACGGGGCTGATGACCGCGCTGCCCGACATTGCGCAGAGGCTTGCCGAAGCGGTCACGAAGAACGCCGGGATCCTTGCAGAGCGCCTGCCGCAGCTCATCGAGCTTTTGTGCGTGGGGCTTGCCAATGCCGCGCCGCAGGTCGCACAGGCGGCACTCACGCTCCTCACGGGGCTGGTGCAGGCTGTTCCGGTGCTCGTCACCAATCTGGCACAGGTGCTCCCGGAGATCATCACGGCGATCGTCACAGCACTCGCTGCCGCCGCACCGGAGCTCCAGCAGGCTGCCTATGACCTGCTGCTCGCCATTCTGGATGCCATCCCGCCGCTCATTGAAGCGCTCACACCACTCGTCCCGACCATTGTGCTCTCCCTTATCGACCTGCTGCTGGCGCATTCCGATGAGCTGGGCGAGGGTGCGCTGGAAATGCTCATGGCGATGGCGCAGATGCTCCTGCTGGTCGGGGATAAGCTGGCTGGCATACTGGAGACAATCCTCCTGAGCTTCCTGCAAAGCATTGTGGATTTCGCACCGAAGCTGCATGACCGCATCACACGCATCATTGACAGGCTCCTGTCGAGATTCCGCGACCTGACAGGCGACCTGCGGCAGGCGGGTCACAACATCATGGCAGGACTCCTCGAAGGTGTCACAGGCATGGCAGACATGATCCGCGCAAAGGCGGCAGAGATCGCCAACAACATCCTGCAAGCCATCACAGCGCCGTTCCAGATCCATTCGCCGTCCAGGAAAATGGCATGGGTCGGCAGGATGATCGACGAGGGACTTGCCGAGGGCATGGAATCGCACAGCGATGACCCTCTATCGGCAATGGAGGACATGGCGTCCCGTCTGCTGGTCGAGACCGCTCCCCTCCCCGCACAGATCGAGGGGCAGAGCAGCACACCGGAGCCGGGGCTTTCCTACATGACCGACCCCGCACTCCTTGCAAGGCTTGACCGCATCCTCCGTGCCATCGAGAACGGACATGTGATTGCATTGGATGGCGAAAAAATCGTTGGCGAGACGATCGGCCGCATTGATACGGCGCTCGGAGAATTGCAGGAAATTGCTGAAAGAACATAGAAAGGAGGGTTGGGGGCGCGGAGCCCGCGCTGCATCCCCCAAATATAATATGTACCATGTACCTGAGATCAACGGCATCCGCTGGAACGGGATGCATTCCCGGCTCGACCTTGGCGCAGTCTGCCGGAGCCGGAGCACTCCGCCGCCGAAGCCCATCAAACGGCACGAGCGCGTTGCCTACAGCAATCTGACGTGGGATTATTCCCTGCTCTCTGGCATCCGGGAGTATGAAAACCGCACGCTGCGCTATCAGTTTTCCCTGACGGACAGCCATTGGCAGCGGCTGCGTGAGCGCGTGGATGCGTTTACGGAGTGGCTGTATGCGCCGCTGGGCTTTGAGGACTTGTATGACAGTGCGGAGCCGGACTACCATTTCCGCGCAAAGCTTACAAGTGCCGTGCCGGAGTACCAGACCCCGCACTGCTGCGAGATCACGGTCGAGTTTGAAGCGTACCCGTTTCGCATCCCGAACGGAGATTTGTCGTATCCTGTTGACCCTGACTATTATCCAGATATTGATGGAGACGGAATTGTAACTGCTGCCGATGTGCAAATGATAAGCACTGCCGCAGCCAACATCGGTGCCGGAGAGCCGTCCGGACTTGACGAGGATCAGGAACGCCGTGCCGATGCCGACCGGGACGGGACGATCACGGCAAGCGATGCGCAGCTTGCTGCAGACTTTGTTTCAGCGGTTGGCGCTGGTGATTTTGAGAATGACGCTGCCGGGTGGACGCATTTCCTGAACGAATCCCTCGGACGCAAGCCGGAGGTGATCTGATGTATGAGCTGATTGCAGCAATTGACGGGCAGGACGTTGTACTGCATTCTCTTGAACCGGACAGCGGCTGCAAGGTGCTTGCCGGAGGCTTTACCGACCCGGTCAGCGGCATCTGCGTGCCGACTGCGCATTTTACAGTCACGCCGCAGCACCCTGCCTATGACAGGCTGCATGAGATGACGACGCTCGTCCGCTGGGTCAACACGTTCACCGGCGAAACAGAATTCGAGGGGCGCATCCTGCGCAAGCCAAAGGACGGCATGACCGCCGACGGCAGGATCACAAAGCAGTTCCAGTGTGAGGGGCTGGCAGGCTTTCTGCGTGACTCCATGCAGATGTACCGCGTTTACCGCGGCTCATCGCCGGGGCTGTTTCTCGCAGCGGTTCTGCGTATTCACAACCTGCACTGCCCCGATAAGGTCATTCACATCGGACGCTGCACGGTCACGGGAACGCTGGATGCCGTCACATCGTACCGCAGCACGTTCGAGGAGCTGCGTGCCAATCTCATTGACAAGCTCGGCGGGGAGATGCGTGTTTACCGTGATGCGCAGGGCGATCTGCGGCTTGACTATCTGCCCTCCCTTGGCAATCCCACACAAACCGTCATCGAGCTGGGTCGGGGGCTTGTGTCCATTGACCACAGCACGAACGTGGGGAGCGTCATCACAAGGCTCATCCCCCTCGGCAAGCGTCTTGGCAATGATACCCCCGAACGCCTGACCCTGCAAGGCTATTACACGGACGACCCTGACCGCTGTTGGGTCGAGGATGCAGACGCGGCGGCACTGTACACCGACCTTGAGGGGACGGTCACATTTGATGAGATCGAGGAGCAGAGCGAGCTGGAAGCCGAGGCGATGCGCTACCTTGCCGAGCATAACCGCATCCGGCACAGCTACCGCGCCGAGGTACTCGATCTGTCCACGATCGGGGCGGATGCAGACCCCCTGCGCAGCGGGAACACCTACCGGTTCCGGAGTGCGCTCACGGGTCTGGACGAGGAGCTCCGGCTCATTTCCCGCACGGTGGATGCCGTGAATGCCCCCTATAAGCCCACGGTCGAGATCGGCGACAGGCTGACAAAGCTGACCGAACGACAGGCTGACCTTACCCGCACCATCTCCTACACCATCCCCCAGCAGCGCTACAGCATTCTGGACACGGTGCAGGGCTACATTTCTGACATGATGGACGGCGGGATGGCATCGAATTTCATCTTCACCGGACACGAGCTGTATATCATTGACAGTGACGATGTATCGACAGCGAACGATGTCTGGCGCTTCAACGGCGGCGGTATCGCGCACTCCACGAACGGCGTTGACGGGACGTACAACATGGCAATGCTGGCGGACGGTACGCTGGTCGCAAGCTTCGTGATGGCGGGGAGCGTGACGGCGCAGAACCTGACGATCACAGGCGGAAGGATCAACATACGGGCAGATTCTGAAAATTATGATTTCATTGATCTGAGTTTCGTCAATCAGGATGATCACGAATGGAAAGCAAGCATGACACCGCTGCAATTTGTTCTGAGCAACAGCGGCATCGGTGCGGAATGCAAGATACAGTCTGCTGGAATGTACATGCGGCGCAGCGGAAACGATCTGGTGCAGATCAGCACGACAGATGACGGGCGCGGTGTCGTCCGCGTCTGGAACGGTGAAAAATGGGTCGATGCTGCGGCTCAGGCGGAAGCCAACCGGCAGAATATCCAGACGCTGTGGAATGCCGTGTTCGGCAGCAGTTAAGGAGGGCGGACGGATGAAGTTTTTTAAGGAGATCGACCCGATGGAATGCCTTGCCGGTGATACGACACCGACCTTCCACATCAGGGTCACAGGCAGTACGCTTACCGGGCTGACGCTGCATCTGCTGGTCATCCCGGTCACAAAGCCGGACAGTGTGAAGATTTCAAAGACCGGAGCACCCACGGAGGACGGCTTCACGGTACGGCTGGACAGCGCGGATACATCGAGACTGGACGGAGCGTACTATCTGGATTTCGTGGTGGACGGCAGCGGCGGGCGGTACAAGAGGATTCGCGGTATCCTGACCGTGAAGCGTTCGGGAAGGGGCGCATGAAGATGGCAGAAATGAACATTGAGATCGCACTGGAGCCGGACACGCTGGAGCTGATGTTTGAAATAGGCGGCGGGACGGCGCCGCAGCCGATGCCCGTCATGCCCATCCTCGAATGCACCCAAGCAGAATATGACGCGATGCCGACGCACGACAGCGGCACGCTCTACGCCATCCCGGAGGTAAGCTGATGCTGGACTATGCAAAGATGTACCTCGGTGATACGGCGCTCTCCCGGCTGTATCAGGGGGATGATCTGATCTGGCAGGCTGCCGCTTCCGAATGGGGCGAAAATATTTTCAATACGTTGACATTTTCCGGCGGGTGGCTCGATACAGACGGGGTTGTACAGCATCAGACCATTGAAAACTACGGAACATCAAACTACTTTGAATTCGGGAACAGCAGCCGGGTGCGTGTGACGTTTACGCCTCGCTACGGGCAGGACAGGATCGTTGCCGTTTGCGCGTATGATGAAAACTATACGTTTGTAGGCTCTGCGATTTACGACATCATGAAGGAGCCGTTCCCACTGGTTGAAACTGAGTTTATCGGCGAAATCCCCAACGGCGCAAAGTATCTGAGATATGCGTACCTTTGGGGAAGGACTCAGTACATCGTCCCCGGTGACGTAAACACAACGCTCCAACTGAGCAGGAGGTGAGTAAAATGCAGTATATCATGATGCTGTTGATCGTTGTGATGATGGCGGTGTCCGACATTGTGACCGGCATTATCAAGGCGTATGTGACTGACCGTCTGCGAAGCAAGTCCATTCGCATCGGCGGGCTGCATAAGATCTCGGAGATCGTGATCATGGCAACGGCGATCGGGCTGGAGGTCGGTGTTGAGTGGCTCGGGGGCTACTACGATGCCGCAGAGCTGGCGCAGATCGTGGGCGGATTTACAGCGTTTGCGACGTTTAGCGTGATCGTTGCAATGGAGATCGTCAGCGTGCTGGAGAACTACGCTGCGATCAATCCGGACGCGGCATGGGTCGCAAGGATCATCGGGAGATTAAAAACTAAGAAACAGGAGGAGGACGAGAATCATGACTGAATACACGCTCATCGAACAGAGG